CCAAGAGCCTATGGCATTAAAGGCACTGGCGACTCAATGTTTCCAGCAATTCGTAATGGCTGGTATGTTGTATGCGACCCTGATGCAGATCTTGTGCCGAATGAGTTTGTTCAGGTGTGCTTGAAGGATGGAAGATGCACAATTAAAGAATTTGTCGGCATCAATGGTGGGGTTTTAAGTTTGCTTTCTGTGAATGGTGGTGAGCGATTTTTCTTTGAAATGGACGAGGTTGAAAGTATTACCGCTATTACAGATATCGTGCCGCCAAGTCAGCACAGACAAGAACATCCTTATTCGCATTAATCACAGGAAGACTTATGGACAACTCTAAACTACCAATCAACCAGATTATTGAAATATCAATTATTGGGGTTGTGGTGAGACACAATAGGGAAATAACTCATTAAAGGATTCGGGACACCTAATCCCGAATTGCAGCCTAGGAAGCTGCTAAAGGTGATCTAAAGATACGTTGCTCAGGGAGCAGGACAAGGTCCAGTGTCAATAGTGAGCTGACGCCCCTACGGTGTGCGCACACTTTCAGGGCAAGCGCTAGGCATAGCGCTATATAAGTTACCAATTATATTGGTAGGTGCCTACCAGCAATTACAAGGTTTATGCCATGTTTTTACTGGAACTGCGAACTAAGAATGGATTTAGATTAAAGATAAAAATCGACTTTTTATCGATATTCAAATTCTTCACTTGGTAAGCACCGAGGGGGGAGGTTCGAACTCCCCCTCACCCTTATTTTTAAAAATACATAAACTGATAATTAATAGCAAATACCATGAGCAAAAAATACAAGCCACCGGAACTACACGAATATAGAGGCTTAACAAGCTCTGAGCAGACGGCAATACACCAAATGCTCATCTCCTATGTTCGTGAGGAAAATTGTCGCTTTAACATAATCATGTCTGGCAAAGCAGAACCCTATAATCTGGTAAAACTAACTAGTATTAATTTTGAGAATGAAGCATCAGCAATTTGGGTTAATTTTGAAACCATCACAGGAGAGCAAATAGCTTTACCCATTGGCTTTCTTTCAAGAATTGAGTTTTCAGGGCAGCAAGAAATTTAAACTGTGAACCCGACACAGTCTTTTAAATGTGGGGTATATCACTTATTAGATAGTAATATTTATTGATGTTTTAGTGTGTAATGTGTAGATTGCCAATAGTTTTTATAGTAGATATTGGGATTATGCAATATGTCTAATATTGAGCAAGATACACGTTTTATTGTTAACAATAATTTGATTAACAAGGGCTGGATCTTGGACATTCAAGATCCAAACAAAAATGTCTTTTTTGAATCAGATATCTTAAGAATTGTTAATAATGAGTTTCTCAAGAAAAGTAAAAAAAGACCCGATTATGTTCTTTTCGATTCACAAAATAAGCGGCCAATCGGTGTAATTGAAACGAAATCAGGTGGAAAAAGCTTAACAAAAGCACTGGATCAGGCAACCGAATATGCTGAAATGCTTGATGCACCTTTGATATTTGCAATGAATAATGGTTTCTGCGAAACACGGCATTTGTATACCCAAAAACCATTATTTATTGATGAAAATGAGGTTAATGAATTAATAAGAGTAAATGAAGCTAAAGAGTTCATATTGCAGGAAACAAATGGTATTTATATTACACCTAAAGAAATTTTAGTCTCTCGCAAAGAGTTAATTAATGTTTTCAAGAAGTTAAATAACTCACTAAGAGGTGAAGGTTTAAGAGCTGGTATAGAAAGGCTTTCAGAATTTGCAAACATTCTTTTTTTAAAATTGTATACAGAGAATGCTAATACAGGTATTTGGAATTCTCTCAAAAGTCTCGATAATGATTTGCTAATTAATACAACTAATAACATACTACAAGATATTGATAGACAATATGGTGCTTCTGTTTTTACAAATTTACAGCTAACCAACCCTGTTGCTGTTAAAGAGATGATCAAAGAGTTGGATAAGTTAAAACTCTCATCAATAGATACCGATATTAAAGGAGATGCTTTTGAGTATTTCTTACAGCAAGCTACAGCAACTAATAATGACTTAGGAGAATATTTTACTCCACGTCACATAACTAAAACCATTGTTAACTTAGTCAACCCTAAATATGGTGAAAAGATCTATGACCCTTTTTGTGGGACAGGTGGTTTTTTAACAGAGGCATTTGATCATATAAAAGATAACACTTTAATTGCAAACAATAGTAGTGAAGAAATCAAGCTTAAACATAATACTATTTTTGGAAGAGAAATTACCTCAAATGCAAAACTCGCAAAAATGAATATGATTCTGCATGGGGATGGGCATAGTGGAATTTGCCAGATAGACACACTTCAAAACCCTATTGAATCTGAATATGATGTGGTTATAACCAACATGCCATTTTCTCAAAAAACTTCTTATTCTCACTTATATGAGAATAAGTTAGCTAAAAACGATGGTGATGGAGTATGTGTTCTACATTGCTTTAAAGCAACAAAAAAAGGAGGGCGAATGGCATTAGTAGTACCTGAAGGCTTTCTTTTTAAAGCCGCTTTAGCTCCAGTAAGGAAGTATTTATTTGAAAACGCCCAACTAAAAGCAGTAGTTTCACTTCCAAAAGAAGTTTTTCTGCCATATGCAAAAGTTAAAACCAATATACTCTACTTTACCAACTGTCATAATGGTAGAACAAATTCTGACGTTTTTTACTACAATGTGACAAATGATGGCCTAAGTTTAGATTCTTTCCGTAGAAAAATTGACGAAAATGATTTAAAAAATTTAGATTTTGCTGATTTAAATAAGAGCGACTTTGATAAATATTATAATGAATTAGGTTTCTTAAAAGTTAATCCAGAATTAATCAGAAGCAATGATTATATTTATAATTATGCTCACTATAGTAATTCACATATAAAATCAAAATTCCCAACTATAAAACTAAAAGAACTCCTATCCTTGTCTGGCAAAGTCAAAGTGGGAGAGGATACAAATATACCTATTATGAGTATCACTATGGAACATGGCTTAATTGATCAGCATGAGAAATTTAAAAAACGAGTCGCAAGTTCTGATATTTCTGGGTATAAAAAGGTTTTTAAAAATGAACTTGTAATGGGGTTCCCTATAGATGAAGGTGTTCTAGGATTTCAAAAATATTACGATGCTGCTGCCGTAAGCCCAGCATACAAAATCTTTAGATTAAAACGAGAAGTTAATGTAGAATATTTGGATTTGATTTTGAGATCTAATTCTCTAAGAAAAATATACAAAAGTAAAATGCAAGGCAGTGTAGAGAGACGACGCAGTATTCCTGATGAAATGTTTTTGAATATTGAGATCCCGAATCCTCCTGAAGAGGTTAAAGATCAAATAGTAAAACAACATAAACTAATAAAGGAAATTGAGAATAGTCTCAAGGAAAATCAAAAAAAATTGCGTCTAAAGACAGAAGCATTATGGGAACTTCCTCAAAATTACAACTAATCCCCCCTTCGAACCCACCCAGTGTGGGTTTTCTTTTGTCTATTAAAGCATGAATTATAGTTAATAAAAAGATTAACCGGTGTTAACTTTTCTCTTGACTAAAAAATTAACCATAGTTAATATTATCTCATCGACAAACAAAAACCGCCATAGGGTTCGAAGACTAGGCGGTTTGCATCAAATGCGGAGATAAGTATGAATATAAAAGCCAACATAGTCAAATCCATGGGATTCGTAGGAGTAGTTAGTGCTCTAACTGCTGCTTATGCATTTACCCCAGCTAACAAAGAACCTGTAACGGTTGCAGCTCCTTTCAAAGTTGAATCAATCGACCCTGAAAATGAACAAGCAGTACTTCAAACTGCAAATGAAAAGTTCACCTTAGAAGTTGATTTTGATGCTCAGTACTCAATTGATGGCAACGGCTATCAAGCTTGGCGTGAAGTTGAAATTAACGAGATTAAAGACATTCGCGTTTATGACGAAGATGGCGAGGTATTAGCTTACGTTGATCATTTGGACGTAGTTGAGATTAAAGATCTTATCGAATCAGGGATTAGAGAGCGCATTTAAGCGCTCCATGGTGAATGTTATGAATGCACATCCTGAAATTATCGAAGTATCAAGACTTCAAGCTCTTATTAAAGATTCTGTAAATGCTCTGCTCCCACTTTCTAGTGAGAAAGACACAGTCATCACTGATGGCGGCAATTGGATTCATCTTCGCTATGTAGGTCGCGGTACTGAGCAGATCCAATTAGAGCTAGGCGATCAGTTTTCTATTAAGACAAAAATCGCCTACTTAAGCGAAACGTTAAAAAGATTGGCAGAAATTAGAAAAGAACTAGGGGTTTCCAATGCAAGTGCATGAGAAAAGAAAACTACTTGAAGCCATTGATGTGCTTATTCGTCGTCCTGCTTCAGCAACAGAGACAACACTTGCTGAGGCAATGGCCTACTTCAAGATGCTAATTGAGGAGTCTACACAAGGACAAATTGAAGTCCGGTATTCAGACACTACTCAGCAGTTGCCATTTTAAAAATTAGGAGAAGATTATGAATGCGCCAGTTTTGGTACATAACATGTCGAATGCAGCGTATCACGCTCATTCGGCTGTTAGTAGCTCTCAGCTTAAAACCATTCTGCGTTCTCCTGCCCACTTCTTTGCTGAGCATATGAGTGATAAGGAACACAAGCAGACTCCTGCAATGGCACTTGGTACTGCGGTTCATGTTCTATTCCTTGAACCAGAAGTTTTTAACGATGAAGTTGCAATCGAACCAATCGTTAATAAGCGAACAAATGTAGGTAAAGAAGCAATAGCAAAGTTCTTACAGAACAATGCAAACAAGGCAATCATTACCGAAGAACAATATCAAGCAGCCGCGAAAGCTGCGGAAGCAATGAAACGCCACCCTATGTACAACATGATTTTATCAGGTGGTATTCGTGAAGCTTCGATCTTTTTTGATGATGAAGAAACAGGTCTTGAATGTCGTATTCGCCCTGATTGGCATGTAGCACCTGAAACAAGTGAATATTTCCCTAACGGGTTAATTGTAGACATCAAAAAGACAACTGACGCGCGTGCAAATGCATTTTCAAGAAGTTGTCGAAACTACGATTACTCACTTTCAGCGGCTATGTATATCAATGGATACAAGGCTTATTACGGTGATGAATACAACCCTTCTTTCCTATTTTTTGCAGTAGAAGAAGACGATCCGCATGAGTCAATCATCTATTACGCATCAGATGAAATGCTGTTTATTGGTGAGCAGAAACGCCGATCTGCAATGCTGACTCTACTTCAATGCAAAGAGTCAAATGAGTGGCAAGGCTACACAAAACAGATTCAACCAATTGATTTGCCTTTATGGGCTAAGAAAGAATTTCTAGGAGAATAACAATGAATATGCTTGCAACATTAAATCAAGGCATTGTTCCTCAAGCTGAAACAGCAGCAAACGTACTTGCAGCACAAGCAAAGGCTCAAGTTGAAGCACGTTATATGATGGCTATGCATCGTCCTAGAAATTGGGATGCTGTGCGTCAAGACCTTTTAAAAGAATGTCGTCGCCCGTCATTTGCTGACAATACATCTACCTACTACAAAAAACCTGTGGGTGGTGGTTCTTCTGTAACTGGCTTGGGTATCCGCTTTGTTGAAGTAGCAATTCGCTGCATGACAAACATCCTTACCGAAACAACCATGATCTTTGAAGATGATCACAAAGAGATTCATCGTGTTTCTGTCACTGATCTTGAGTCAAACACTACCTACCCTCAAGACATCAAGATCAATAAGACAGTTGAGCGTAAATCTAGTGCAGGTCGTGAAGTTGTTAGTGAACGTTTGAATAGCACTGGTCAAAAAGTATTTGTGGTAGTTGCTACAGAAGACGAAATGCTTAACAAGCGCAATGCTGCAATTTCTAAGGCAATTCGTAATGCTGGACTTCGCATCATTCCGGGTGATTTACAGGATGAAGCTGAGCATTTAATTCTACAAACCCGTCAAAGTGGCATCAAAGAAGATCCAGAGAAGTACCGCAAACAGATTGTCGATTCATTTAACAACATTGGCGTTAAAGCTCAAAACCTTGTTGATTATATTGGCTGCCCTCTCGATCAGTGCTCACCTGCTCAAATTGACGAATTGCGCGCTGTATTTGGAGCAATCAAAAACGGTGAAACCACATGGCAAACCGTTATTGCTGAGAAAAACGAGCAAGAGTTATCAGAAGGCAAAAAAGCTCCTTCAAATGACATCAATGCAGTAAATCAAGCAATTCAGCAACAAGGGTAAGGTGGCAGCATGACAGATCAAGAATACAGAGGGAACATGAACTACCCTTTTCAAGATCACATCGTCTTGAATGTTGAAGAAAATGTAGTTCCTTTTCCAAGAACAAATCTGCGTAAGTGTCAGCATGCACAAGTAGAGATTGACACTAAAGCTTTAGAGCTTACATGCATGAAGTGCGGATCAAAAGTAAATCCTGTGATGTGGATCAAAGACACTATGAAATATTGGTCCCGACAACAAACAAAGATTACAGAGCAGAAAAAGCAGATTAGTGAAGACCTTGATGAGCTTAAGAAAAGAGCTAGAACCAAGTGTCAGCACTGCAACAAGATGACTGCTATTAACTTAAAAAATTTAAAATTTACAGTAATTGGGTGATGACATGACAGATTTGAATAATCCAGAAACTATCGAAATACATGGCTTAAGAACAATTATCAAGCTTTGTAATTTTGGTGCAGACAACAACATGGAAGGCTGTACTTTTACTGAAATTGTAGAGCGTCTATTTGCAGAGCTTGAAAAAGCCAAAGCTCAGGCGGTGCCAACTTGGATCAGTGTTAAAGATGAAGAGCCACCAACAGACACTATGGTTTTAATTTGTTGGTCAGACTCATCGGATGTTCAACCAGAGATTGACTATATGACCTGTGATGAAGACTTAAATCATATTTGGGCAAATTTTGAGATAGATCCACCAACTCATTGGATGTACTTTCATAAAGTGCCAAGCGAATCGGGAGCTGAACAATGAGCATAACTCTTAACGGACACCAATTAAAAAGCCTTCTCGAATTTGTAAATCCTGATGGCGAAAATGATTTAGATCAACTTGAAACTGAACTAACTATTAAATTTTTTGAAGATGGGCACAGTGGCAAAGGCTATTACTTTTGGATGACCGAATATCCAGAGGAAGGCAGCATGTTGTTGGATGTTGAATCGGGAGCTGAGGGATGAACACAATGGCCCAAAGCAAGCTGTTTGGTCTTGCTGAAAATAGAACAGATGTATGGTCAACACCGCAAGATTTTTTTGAAAAATTGGATCGAGTTTTTAACTTTGATTTAGATGTTTGTGCTCTGCCTGAGAATGCCAAATGTGAGCGCTACTTCACGCCTGAAATTGATGGGCTGAAACAAGAATGGTCTGGAACATGTTGGATGAATCCACCATACGGCCGTGAAATTGTAGATTGGATTGCCAAAGCAGCAGAAACAGCAAGTAAGGGTCATACGGTAGTTGCACTCGTTCCAGTAAGAACTGATGCCCGTTGGTTTCAAGACTATTGTTTGGGTCGTGAAATTCATTTTATTCGTGGCCGCTTAAAGTTTGGCGGTTCATCATCTAATGCGCCATTTGGTTGTTGCGTTGTCGTATTTCGTCCAAGTCTTAAAGATGTTCAGTGGATTGTGACAGAGACTGATTTTAGAAAAGCGGAAAGTAAGGAGGGGTGAATGGAGATTGATCGTCGTGTACGTGCTAAAGAGTTTATGTACCTTCTATCGATCCAGAAGGATAAATTCTATGAGTGGGTAAATTCTGGAAAAATTAAACAACCCATTCGCGTCAGTGAAAAAGATGTATTTTGGTACTCTTCATACGTTAAGCAGAAAGTTGAAGAGTATAAGCAAGAATCTGATATAGTAGCCCACATCTAG